GCTCTTGTTGGCCTTTTAGTTTGACCATCTAAAAATTCAGATTGTGGGTAAGGATTAGTTTGATTAACTCCATAAATTCCACCTGACATTATGATTCACCTTCTGAAGCCTTTAAATTAGCAGATATAATAACTGCTTTAACGGGATCAGTTACTACTACTTCAAATATTCTATCACGCGCCATGCCTAATCTACGCCATATTGCACGATTTTTATATCTACCTATTTTACCAATAGTTGTCCAATGCTCATTAGACCAAGTAGAGCCACCATCATTTGACCATCTAAGCATGGCTTGTGGATCGTTACCTGGAGTATTTGAATTACCAACACCAGGTTGAAACTGTATTTGCAATTCATCAAAATATTGTCGTTGTAAATCAGTTACTAAATGTGGGCATCTTCTTAATCTGCGAATTTCAACACCATCATCAGTATAAGCATCAGGATCTAATTTATATATTTGACCATCTGCAATATCACCTATTAAAACCATACCTTGAAATACTGCACTACAATTGCCTGTATGTCTTGAATATTGACCTGTTAATGGATCTGATGCTAACCATTTATGCCACATACCTGTAGCAAGATCATATACCCATGTTAAATTAACTGTAGGAAATGAAATAACATAACATTCATGTCCTGCAAGTTGATATGTCCAAGCAATTGCATCATCTACATATTTATTAACAATACTATACTCTACAGCATGATTTGATATACGTTGTGGCATATAACCATTCATCTGCATTATTTCAGCTTGCCCACGATTATTACGTGATAAGTAAGCAAATGAGTTGCCAACACGCGCTAATGAGAACTTAGCCGCAATACCATGTTGCGTTGAAGTACCAGGTATGCGTTGAAATGCAAACGGAAATGTACCAACATCTACCCATACTTCAGATGATGTTTCACCTAACAAATAAACTTCTCTATGATCTGCAATAAGCGTAACTAAATTATCAGGCGAACCATCTTTAGATGAAAAACTTAATGCTGGACTAATAGGTGATAATGGGCTAGTTGCACCCCATTGTTGCGTATTAGGATTATTGTAAATAAAATAGTTGTCTACAATATCAACAGAATTTGCGCCACTAAATGCACCATCAGTTGATGGAATTACGCTAAAATTAAGTGCGTATAAAGTTTCAGATGCTACTGTTTGAGATGTGCTAACAACATAATTACCTGTACCACCTGTACCTGTACCAAAAGTAAGCGTTAGCGTTAATCCAACACCAGAACCATTAGATGATGTTGAGCATGGGTTAGTAGGTAATGATGTATAAGCACCTGCATTAGTTCTTGTTAATCCTGTTACTACCCCACCTGCTGATATTGTCGCAACAGTATAAGTTGCTGGTGTTGTTCCGTATATGCCACCTAAAACTGTTACAGTATCGTTTACAGCGTATCCAGTACCGCCTGTTGTAATGACTTGACTAAGAACAGTTCCGCTTCCTAGAGCCGTTATTATCGTTCCTGCCGTTACTCCTACACCTTGTATTGTCTGACCTGGATATAAAGTTCCTGTAATCGCTGTTACAGTTAATGTTGTGCCTGATATTGAGCCTGTTATTGTTGCGGCTACATCTGCTGAATTCATTATTTCTGAAGTTTCAGATTGAGTTAAATTAACTGTATAAGTACCAATACCGCCTGTACCTGTACCTAAACCTGTAATAACTGTTTCAGATAATAAACCTACACCAAATAATGATTGCCCTACAGTAATAGTACCTGTTTTCATTAAGCTAACTGTAAGCGTAGTTCCTGTAATTGAACCTGTAAATGTTGCGCTTGCAGGATTAGAAATGCGCCAAGTATAACGATTAGAGCCGTCTGTAATATAAACATTTAATCCATTATCAGATATACCTACAATTCCTGATGATGTTGTAAGCGTTCCTATTAATGTGGGTACAAATGTTGATGTTAATACATATACATAACGACCACATACTGCTACTAAATAAGCACCCCCCGATACCGTTCTTAATCCACGTACTTCAGCTATATTTTGAAATAAAATTTTAGATGAAAGACCAGGTGTTGGATATAAAGCTACAATACCTCTTGAAGCCGCAGATGTCGCACTAGCTGGTGACTTAGTTGGATCAATTTCAGGCCGCCAATTAATACATTCTTGTCCATCTTGATAAATAGAAGGTGCTTCATAACTTGGGCCAATAAAACCAAAATCTGCCATTATCTAAAACCACCAGAAAGAATCCAACCTGCATCTTTTCCACGACTAGACAATAAAGCATCTTGATAACGTGAAGTCTGAACAGGTTTCATGTTTGTACGTTTAATTGTTGCTTTACCTTGATTAGCAAATTCCATAACCATTTGTATTTGTGTTGCAGAAGCCTTGCCATACATAGGCATTAACATCATAGCTAGATTCCATCTAAGTGCCATTGTATAACCTTGTGGCAAGTTGATGCTGTCGTAATATGAACCATAACGTGTAAAGATTGTATCTACAAATAAATGTACTTCACCTTGTGCAGGATTTGGCCATACAAATAAATTACCTAATGTTTCTGATGGTTGATAATAAACTGCTTTAATCCAAGGACCATTAAGCGTTTTAAGACCAATCATGTTGTAATCATCTACTGCTAATACTGCTACTGGGTAATCTAAACCACCATTTACAATAGGGATGCCATTAGAGTTAGTATTAATACGCGTAAATGCTGAATTAATTTGTAATGGGCGTTGATAGTAAAGATTAATTGCAATTGATCCTACAGTCATACTATTGCTTAATAAATATGTGCCAATCTCGTTAATGTTACCACCAGCACCTGTTAGCATTTGAACAATCGTAGTACCTGCTGTAATGCCACTACCTGCTAATGTCTGACCTATTGCAATTGCACCTGATGATATAGCTGTTACAGTCAATACATTACCTGTAATAGAACCTGTAATATTAGCCCCTACCTGACCGCCAGGACCGATTGTATATTGAGTTTGACCTGGTACTATAGGGAATATAATTTCCGTCTTATAAAATACCATCATATCTTCATTAGACCATTGATCTATGATGTCATTCAACATATCAAAAGCATCTTGAGTAGCTTCAGGTGTTGGAGTTTCACCCGCCTCTAAAGCCCCTATGTCTTTTAATGCTCTTGATATTATGTCAATTGGTGTTGTCATTCTTGTACCTTAAAATCATCAAATGGCTTGTTGGTTATGGTGATTATTCTATAGCAATTCCAGCAAGTATGTTTGCTAAAGCAGTTGCCATAACACCATTTCCAGTAAGATTAGGGTGTACAGTATCGTTACTGTAGCCACTTATCATATCAGCCTTAGGTGAAACATTATTAGACATAACTGCATCTATATCTGCCAAAGCAATATTTCCGCTAGTTGCTAGTTGTCTTAATAATGTATTAGATTTAAGTCTATAAACTTCTTGAGCATCTGATAAAAAGGCACTTGCTGGTGGAGAAGTCCAAAGTAATGGAATAGCACCTGCCGTTGTAATTTGTTGGATACCAATAAATACTGATGCTAATTGTGTATCATATGCGGCTTGGGTACTTGGTGCGGAATTAGGTGACCATGCAGGAATAACTACAACATCAGGAGTTGCTGAAGCCAACAGACCTGGAAGTCTTGCATAAAAAGATTGTGCTGATGTGCTTAAAACTACTTGACCACCAACACCTGTATTAATATGTGATAAATAATAATTACTTGATGCAATTTGGTTATTGACTAAATTTACAGCCCTTTCTACGAAACCCCATATACCACCACCAGCCGAAGTTGCTTGTGTATATGTTGGACTGCCTACAGCACTTCCTGCCGTAATAGAATCACCTACGCTTACTACTTTTAAAACTTTAGCCGCAACAGCAAATTCAAAATAAACAGGAATAATAACATTATTATCATTACCTCTAATAATTCCAGTATTACTAGCGGCAATAGAACCTGTAGCATCAGAAATAGCTTCATTCCATCTAGTTAAGTTTGGAATATTTGTAGATGAATATTGTCCTAAATTAAGCGGATAAGTTACTCCGTTAGAATCGGCATCTATTGCAACTCCGCCCAATGATGTATAGCTTCTAAATGCGTATTCATAAAAAGTATTGGGATAATCTGTTCTTTCAATAGGATTTAATGTTAGCCAGTCAGATGCTAAATAAGTTGGGACTCCTGCAACAGTACACGCTGGAACTACTGCTGAAGCACTACCACTAAATAATACTGCTTGTGCCGTTCCAGTAGGACTAATACTAGTATTACCTACAGGTGCTGGTTCTGTACTAGATTTAAAAGCATAAGTATTATTGATTGTGTATGGTGTTGTTAATGGATTAAAGTAAACAACACGAACAGCATAAGGTTTTCCACGAGTAGCTATAAAGTTTTGAAATGTAGTTGTTGGATTTGATGTTATACCTGTCCAACCAACACTACTAAAAACACCAGCACCTCTACCATACTGCTCAACCATTCCTCGCTGTTTATTATTTTTGATAGTTAAATTATTTTTTGGATTAACTATCCCTATAGGGTTGCCGTTAGCATCTAAAGATAATACTGCGCTATTTGGTAAACTGGTAAAAGGTTTACCTGCTGGACCAATAAGATTAATTATATTCCCATTCTGATCAAACGTACCTTGAACAGGAACAATATTTGTTGTTAATTGGTTTGATACATTATTGATTGATGGCATAATAAATCCTTATGGTGCAACATGAAGTATTGCATAATTAATGACTAATGCTTCACTATAAGCATTGTTAGATACGTTCTTTAAGTTTAATGCAAATGATCCATCTGCTACTGATGCAACACCAAGTAAGTAAGCGTAAAGAGTACCACCTGATGCTATGCTGACAATAATAGTATCGTATTTGCTAACAGCACTACAATTTACAGTAAATGCAACACTAGCTGATGGTGCTAATTGCGCGTTACTCATAGTAATTTGACCTGCTGGTGTATTTATTGTTACTGCTGTTGCTTTACTATTAGCTTGTGTTGCTGTTGAAAATGCACCATTGGTATAACCTATTTGTCCTTTAGCATAAATAGTAGTTGCAATTAAATAATCAGCATTTGATATGTTTTGATCTTGATACGCTACTCCAATTGCAATGCTATTAGCCATAATTAATCCTTAGCTTTGATCTGCCGCAGGTGTTACATATAAGCTAGTAGTACCGCCTAATGCAATTGCAGTAAGATAAAATGGTGTTGTTGGAACTGCCAATACTAATGGTACTTCCATTAAAGGTGGCAATACATAGTCACCAATAGTACCATCAAGAGGGAATACAGCATTTTGAGCCGCAGAAGCAGTACCTGGTGTCCATTTGACAGCACAAGGAAAAGCACCTACATTCAAAAATGAAGCATAATTTACTTGATCGTTAGTAGTATCGTTAATAGTAACAGCCGCGTGTTGCGTTATTGCTACTGTAAGAGCAGTTGTTTGACCTGCTAATCTGATAACTGATGTATTAGCCATGATTATTCCTTAAACAGCCGTAGTAGGCAAAGGGCCTTCTGCACGAACAACTTGAATAGTATAAACACCAGCAACTGGAGTTAATGTACCTGCTGTAATGTTTGCAAATTGAATACTTAATATATTATTAGCTAAACAATCAGATTCAGCAGTAACAATACCTGAAGTTTGAGAGCCGTTGTAACCAATAACATTAATAATATCAGTTGTTAATAGACCAGGTACTGTAAATGTTTGAGCAGGACTAACAGCAGTCAATACAGCTACAGGTGTTAAATATGGTGCAATATAGAAAGTGCTTAAAGCATTTCCACGTGAAATGGTGGTAGATGGCATGATATATATCCTTAATTAGTAATAATCATTATAACGTGATTGTATCGTTTAAAAAAAGAAAGCCACCTCTTTTGAAGGTAGCTTTTTTTAGTTCTTAATTCATTTAGCTTAAATCGTAACCATAAACATAAACATCACCAGTAATACCACTACCTTGTGCAGTTGCCACGTTGTAGTAAAGATTTTGTGAAGTTTGAATAGTTGTTGCTGTAGCTACAGTAGCTTGCAAAATAGTGCTTAATGCTAATGTAAGTGTATTGCTTGCAACAATCGCTGTACCTGCCGCGGCTGGGGCGTAAAACAAACCTGCGGCCGCTGATGATAGTGCTGTTGATGCGTTAGAAATAACTACGTTAGAAATTGCATAACTTGTAGAGTTAATGATTGGTAAAACTGTATCACCTGTAGCACTAAAGTTTAAACCTTTAGCAACACCTAAAAGACGGATTGCTTGGTTTGACGTTAATCCTTGTGGGTGTACGCTTGATACACTTGCTGGGCCTAAATTTGCCATAATATTTCCTTTAAATTTATAAAGGGGAGAGAATTAACCCTCCCCATTAACTAAGCGGCTACGCGAACTGCTAGTTCTGGGTAAAGAGGAGCCCAACCGTACAATACATCTAAACGAGTAGGAATTGAATCGTTGTTAATTGTGTATTGACGAACAACACGCATTGACAAACCAATTTCTTTATCACTAGCACGACCAGCAAAATGTACGCCATCAGGTAACTCAAGATCGGCTACTGCTAGAGTAAACGCGTTCTTGTGCATGATGATGTTTTGTGGTGATACTGTACCAGTATTGTTGAATGGAACTACTGATTGCGAACCTGTTGATGTTACTGATACGTTTTGGAACTGACCAGCAGTAATAACAGCAGGTGATACGTTTACTGTTACGTTACCAGAAGAAGGAACTGTAACAGCAGTATTAACTACAAAGTTACGTAATTTGTTAGAACCGTACGCTTGACGATTTTGTGGGTTGACTGCAAAAACACCAGCAATTGTCAGTACATCACCTTGTAACAAACCAGCCGCGGCCGCAGATGTTGCCGCGATCGTGATGTTAGAACTTGAAGCCCAACCTGATGTTAAGAAACCAGTTGCAGTAGTTACGTTACATGACAATACAGCCGTTGCATAAGAACCAAACTGATGTGATACCACGTTTTGATCCATTTTCCAACGCATACCTGCTGAATCAGTACCCATCAAACCTTTTTCGTATTGCTCGCTGATTTTAGCTGAAGGCATGAATAGACCTTTTAAGCTATCAACAATAGTAGCTGATGTGAATGGCTCAACAGTACATGAACGACGGCCATCACGTGGTGCGCCTTCTGAATCTAGGTAAGCACCAGCAGTTAAGTAAGTAATTAAACCTGTAGGTGGAACACCTGCTGTACCTACGATATTAGCTGTAGAGTTTTTAGCAAGCAATAGACCATCACGATCAATCTTGTTGGCAATAGCGGCTACTGCTGGTTTTAATACGCGATCACTAAACATATCTAAAGATAATGCTAAGTCTTGTGTAGTGAATTGTGTATCTACGTGGAATTGAGTACCTAATGTAACTGGTACTGATGATTCGTTGAAATCTTCTACGTTTAATGCTGGACCTGTAGTACCGATAAAACGACCTGGTTTACGTACGTTTACTGTTGCGCCAATTTTAGCACCAACAACCGCAAATTGGTCGTCATAGTTACGATCTACTTCTGATGTAAATGTTAGTTCATTCTCTAAAACCATTAACGCTTCGTTAGTGATTTTTGAGATGGTTAATAAATTATTAGCCATGATTTTTCCTTATAATTAAAATGTTTAAATGCTACCTAATCTTGCCAGCTTGTCTACTTTGCTTCCATTGTTGATATGATCCTTTAAACTCTCCATTAGAATCAATACCAGCATCTACAGCAGATGATGTAGAACCAATTGGCTTAATTGGTGCAGGTGCTTTACTCTTAGCAACAGCAGGTTTAGTTTCAGCAGTTTCCGAGTTTTCAAAACGTGCTTCCAACTTCCCAATCTCTTTTAAGGCACTAGCCATAGACATAGAGTTAAGTTTAGTGCCAATTTCAGGATTCTCCGCTAGATGATACAAAATTCTAGGGCCAACTTCTGATTCTAAGATTGCATCACGTACCTGATCACTTACGACCACATCACTAGATTGCACCATGTCCTCATAGTCTGGTAATTCTGCTTTAGTAGCGTTCATGCGTTCTTGCCAAGATCCTAAGACCTTATCACGTTCCGCTTGTACTACTTTATCGGCATCTTGCTTATCTCTCATTCTTAATGCGTTTTCTGCGGCATAAGTAGCTAATGCTTCAGCATACTCAAAAGCATCTGCAAAATCAGATGGTAAAGGTTTGCCATTAGATTGAACTTCAACTACTGGCTTCTCTTTATTCTCAAACGCACTTAATCTAGCTTCTAATGATTCTCTAGCTTCACGTTCTCTAGCTAATTCTTGCCTAGCTTGTTCACGTTGTTTAGTTAATTCACTAAATCTTTTTTCAAGTTTAGGATTTTGTTTCTTTTCTTCTGTTGCTTTAATTTCTTCTTGTCCACTCTGTTCTTCGCTTTCTTCTGGCTCTGCTGGAGTTTCCTCAACAGCCTCATTAGAATCGTTATCAGCTAGACCTAACCTATTTGCGTAAAATTCTTCCGCATTTTCACTCGTTAATACACTTCCTGCTTCTTTTTCTGACATGGATAACTCCAAGATTTTTACCTAATGAAACCATTAGTAGATTTAATGCTTATATCTTAATCAGTTGTAACGCTTATGTAAAATTATTGCTATTTAAAAGTGCTTGTATCTTCTACTTGATCTCTATGAGCATCTTCAAAATGATGTGCCGCTTCTTTACGTGTTCCAGTATCAAACATTTCATGCCATTTTGAAGATTTATCACCATGTTCTTTATGATAAGATTGGGCCGCACGATCAGAATGATAACCCCATAATTTACGGGCTTTTTCTTGATCATACTCACCTTTTGCCATTTTCTTTTGCAAGTTTTTAACAATAGGCATATGACTAGATTTATATAAATGTTCGTCATTGTCTGCATGAAGAACTAACTCTTTAGCATCACCACTTAAATTTTCATAAGGTGCTTTTTCGTATTGTGGTTTGCTTGCTGACTTACCGCCAGCACGTTTATTCATTTCTGCTTTGTCAAATTCTGCTTTTGTTGAACCTATTACTGTAGCCATTATATTGCCCTTTCTGTAGTTTCTGATGAAGCCTCTCTTGCTGACCTTTCGCTAAGATTAGCTAATAGTAGCGCAA